TTCGCCATCAAGAACTTGTGGTAAGAATCCCGTATTAAATGTAATTTTACCGCTTAGATGAACACCAGACTCAAAGAAGGTTTCATTATAAAATCTTTTTTCTCCAGAGATGTTTTGGTTGCCAGTTGTGTAAACCGCATTTTCAATCAAGGCTCCACCACTACCACTTACATCTGAGAAGGAAGCTGATAAAACGCCACCATCACGTTGAAACAAATTAATTGTTTTTGTTAAATTACCAGTGACCTCAATTCCAGTGATGGAATCATTGTAACCAGTAACAGCATATCCGCTAGCTATATTAATTTTATTTTGTAAATCGCCGCTAACTCCTGTTACATAAGAGATGGTAGCGTAAGAACTCAAATCTACCCCAGTAATGAAACCAGAAGGATTACTGGCTGCGTAAAATTGGCCAGTTTGCGATTGAGTAATGAAATTACCAGTATTAGACTGTAAAGCGTAACGTGCATCAGCGGCACCAGTCGTAAGGAAAGCTCCAGTTTCGCTGTCACCAACAAATTGACCAGTTTGCGCCGTAGTGATAAAATCACCAGTTTCGCTTGGGCGCACAACACTGCCAGTTACAAAATTACCAGTTTGACCAGTAGTTACAAAAATGCCAGTATTTGATTGAAGAGCGTAGCGATTGTCGCCCGCTCCAGTAGTTAAAAATGCACCAGTTTCACTCGGGCGAACTACATCACCAGTCACGTAGGCAGACAAATCGACACCCGTAATGAAACCAGAAGGGTTTGAGGCGGGATAAAAAATACCAGTTTCGTTATCTCCTACAAATTGCCCTGTCTGACCAGTAGTAATAAAAGAACCAGTTTCAGAGGGACGAACAACGTCTCCAGTAACGTAAGAGCCAGTTGCATTATTTAAATTATTAATTTGGTTCTGCAAATGCCCACTAACACCTGTTACATAAACGGTTGTAGCATAAGAGCTTAAATCCACACCCGTAATAAACCCGCTGGGATTGCTAGAAGGATAAAAAGCTCCTGTCTGACTTTCTGTAATAAAGTCGCCTGTTTCACTCGGTCTAACAACATCGCCAGTGACATAACCTGACAAGTCAACGCCAGTTATATATCCAGAAGGATTAGAAACAGGGTAAAATTGGCCAGTTTGGGAAGTAGTAACAAAGCTACCTGTCTCGCTGGTTGTTACAAAATTTCCTGTTTCAGATGGGCGAACTACGTCACCAGTGACATAGTTTGAAAGATCGACGCCAGTAATAAATCCTGAAGGGTTGGAAGCTGGATAAAACGCACCAGTTTCGGAATCCCCAACGAACTGACCAGTTTGAGAGGTTGTTACGAAATTGCCAGTTTGCGATTGTAGTGCGTATCTTGTGTCGGCAGCACCAGTTGTTAAAAACGCACCAGTTTGACTTGGCCTTACTACGTCTCCTGTTACATAGGCCGACAAATCAACACCTGTTATAAAGCCAGAGGGATTTGAAGCTGGATAAAATGCGCCAGTTTCAGAGTCTGCTACAAACTGTCCTGTTTGGCTAGTGGTTATGAAAGAGCCAGTTTCTGATGGGCGAACAACATCGCCAGTTACATACGCAGAAAGATCAACTCCTGTGATAAATCCAGATGGATTATCAGCAGCATAAAATTGACCTGTTTGAGAGCTTGTGATAAAATCTCCCGTTTCAGATGGGCGAACTACACTACCTGTTACGTAGTTTGAAAGATCAACACCAGTTATGAAACCGCTAGGGTTTGACGCTGGATAAAAAGCTCCCGTTTCAGAATCACTTACAAACTGACCAGTTTGCGAGCTAGTTATAAAATTTCCTGTTTGAGAATTAGTGACAAAATCTCCAGTCTGCGAAGGACGAACCACATCACCTGTGACATAACCTGATAAATCAACGCCAGTGATGAAACCTGATGGGTTGGATGACGGATAAAAATCGCCAGTTTCAGATTTTGAAACGTAACCAGTTAAATAACCAGTGCTGCCGATTCCAGTGGTTAAACCACTGACATAAGCTAATGATCCAGTGGTCGCATAATAAGCTTCAAGAGAATCAGAACCGCCAGGAGCGTGAGTAACTGCGTGCTTGGGAATACCTTGCCCAATTGTTACATCAACTTCTGGTGCCGCGCTTACCTGAGCAGAAACAGATGGCGCAGGATTGATTGTTACATTAATATCAGCCATTATTGAAACCCTCCTCCTTCTACATCAACATCGCCTTGAATGATTCTTACAGGGCATCCGCCATCAGGAGGGTAAATAAAAACTTCTTGTTCATAAGCGTCGTAGCTTAATAAAGAAGTATCTGAAGCTGTCAGGGCCATATTAATGATACCTGAACCAGTGCTTAAAATGCTAGCATCCCAATTCGGACCAAAAGCTCCATCCCATTTTCGACGCAAATAGCCCGAAGCAGTATAACCAGAAAGTGTGTATTCTCCGCTGGAAGTGCTTAAATCAATAGAGTAAGAGTAACAAGCTCCTCGCTGGATTGAATTTGAGCCAGTTAAATTATAAGTCCCTGCCGCCATATCATTAAATTACACTTTAAATTACCAATTTTCTAAAAGAACTCTTCCCCATTGATTAATTCCTGTGGCAGCATATAAATACATGCCACTGACAGAAAATTGACCTTTAACGCCACTGCTGGAGGCTGTCTCTGGTGTCGGAACATATCGAGCAAATACTCCTGTTATTTCTTCATAAGGAAGAATAGTTTTCCATTGACCTGATTTCAACAAGTAAAGGTTTTGTCCAGATTCGCCAACTTGATAAATTAAAGCGCCGTCAGAGCCATCGACAATCGCTGGAGTATTGAATCCAGAAAAGAAATTATTTGTTCTTTCGGAAAAAGTCAGTGTTGGCGGCACGCCTTGATCGAACGTAAATAATTCTGGAGGCTGGAATAAATAACCAGATACCGCTTGAGTATAAAGAACTCCAGTGTCAAAATCGTCTCTTGGAATGAATTTATAATAAATATTTTGATTTGTTAATACTTCGTCTGAAAAAATTGAAAAAGTATGAGTTTGAGCATCTACAATGAAGTCAACTGTTTTTAAAATATTAAAACCACTTAAATCATCATAATTGCCAGAATTAGAGCCAGTATAAATATCAACACTGCGCACAATATATTTATCTGTAGCGTCAGAATCAAAATTAAGAGTAAAATCAATTTGCCCGCTAAGAGGACTATTCAAAATCTGCAATTGTCCAGAAACTTCATTAATCAAAATAGAAGCTCCACTGTCAGGAGCTACATAAAAGAATAAAGAATCTTCAAGTGCAGTTAAGCCGCTTTGAACGACAAATGAACCAGAATCTTGTTCAATTCCATTAATATAAACTCTATAATTAGCATTATCACCAGATATGGGGTCTAAATGTCCTGTAATTAAAAATCCAGTAGTACCACTAGTTCCGCCGATGCCACTGAAATCACTAAAGTTTTCAAATATGGGATCGGTTAAATCAACGTCTATGCCGCTAAAATTACCGCCGCTAATATTTACATAGCCACTGACACCGCTCAAACCAGCGGTTTCAGTAACTCCAGTGATACCGCTCCAATATTGGATTTGATAGCCAGTATAATTCCAGACTGTTCGAACAGTATTTACTATTCCAGTGATTTGCGAAGTGAAATAATCATTTACTTCAACAGAATCTAATCTAGCGGGAATATGATAAACTGCGGTTAATACCGAATTTTCCAAACCTTCATTTAAGACATTAAACAATAAGTCATAATATCTCTCACCAGTCAAGGAAACAAAAAGTTCCGCATTGGTTTGTTGAGGAAAGATGAAAGTTAAATTTTTCTGATTTATCGCGAAATTTTCGCGGATTAAATATGGTTCGACATTTCCAACACTAGCTCCAGTAGAATATAGGGAAACTCTATAAGAGAAATCAAAATCGCCTTGCGCGACCTGTAGTTCGTTAGAAATTTCGTTATCGTAAATATCAGCGTACTCAAAACTGAAAGTAGAGTCTTTAAATTTAGAATAAAAGAATGCTTCGCCAGTGCCTTGAGAATTTTCAGGAGGGCGGAATCCAGGTCCAAAATTAGGAGGCTCTGGCGGTGGTGGCGGCGGTGGCGGAGGTGGAGGTGGAGGCGGTGGTGGCGGCGGCGTCGTTGGCGGCGGCGTCGTTGGCGGCGGCGTCGTTGGCGGCGGCGTCGTCGGTGGAGGCGTCGTTGGCGGCGGCGTCGTTGGCGGCGGCGTCGTCGGTGGAGGCGTCGTCGGTGGAGGCGGCGGCGGCGTCGTTGGTGTAGGTGGCGGCGGCGTCGTCGCAGGAGGTGGAGGCGTCGGCGCGGGTGGTGGAGGCGTTGGTGGAGGCGGTGAAGGCGTCGGGCTGGGAGTGGACATGTTATTTAATTATTAATTCCAAACCCCTTAATAATTCCATTACTTCTTACAGGGGCAGTGTAAGAAATAACCTTTAGACCACTAATCGCTGTTGGAGAAATAGGATTCGGATACGAACCCGTATTGCGAGCAGTAACTTTTAAAGAGAATCTGCCAACTTCAGATTGATCTTCGAACACTATTGAAGTGCCAGTGATGCGAGATTTGATGCTACGATATTTTGGAGTAATTAATTCAACATCATAAGCGTTTGCGCCATTTACCGACAACCAGCTTCCAGAAATGTCAGCACTATCATTTTGCGCGTCAAACGCGCCAGTGATAAAAGTTTGAATCACTGGATAAGATAGTTGATATAGGGATTGATTTCCCACGGTTTCAGAATTGCCTTCGGAAACTTCTGTTCTTCTGTCAGACGGGAAAGCTGCAAAGAAATCGTTGAGCAATCCAGTTTCACCTTTTTCAATTTCGGAGAATTTGCCAGTGTCAAATTTTGAAGCAATGACTTCGTATTCATTTAAATTCAATTCTCTAATGGATTGAATTTTATAGATTTCTTGTTTAGTGTTTGCAAGAGTGACTGAACATGGTGCGCCAACCTGAATTTCTGGCAATAGTGGCAATCCGCTAGAAGAATTGCTAATATAAAAAACAGAACCATAGTCAACTGGATTAGGTGAATCAGAAACGCCGCTAGCAGAAGCTTGGAAAACTACCGACATTGGAATATCGGTTTGATACAATTCAGAGATGTTTAACTTAGAAGGGCTTTTTGCTAGATTATAAAAATCAGCAATTTGGTTTTTACCAGTTGGAATCAAAACAGAAATTTCATTAAGTAATCCAGTGGTTGAGAAATCGCTGGATTTTAAAGAAATATTTGTATAAACAGAATTATTAACAGTATCAACCGACAACACACGGCCCACATGCTTTTTTAAGGAAACAATTTCATCATTAATTGAAATCAAATCTCCAGGTCGGCAAAGCAGAGTCTCCAAACCACCAACGAAAGAAACATTTTGGTCTTCATTGATTGTGGAATAAATAATATGTTCGCCAATTCTTTTAGCATGAGCGCGGCTAGTAATACCAAAAGTTGAAGCCGCAGTTCTTAGAATGCCTCTATTTTTAATATCATCAGGGTCTTCAATGTATTCAACCTTTTCTTTAAACATGTCGTCCCTATCCAAGTAGGAAACTTCTGCGACATTGTATTGCAAATCTCTTCGATCATTGCTATAAGTGAAAAGACCCTCTTTGACATTTGCATTATTAAAGAATGCCATGATTGGCTTTAATCGGTCATTAGTAAAGTTAATTTCCGAATTAGAATAATACATGTTGCCTCTAAAAGAAGAAACAATAGACTTCAATAAGTCAAAGACATTTGTTTTGTCAGCGATAACTCCATTAAAGGAATATCTTGGTTCCAAACCACCGTCAAATGAAGGCACACCTTCAAATACGCCATTTTCATCTACGGCATCACAGTAGCGACCAATTTTATATAATTCCCAGAAATTAACTTGCTCTGGAGAAACGAAATTGCCCAATCCATACCTTCTATTGATTAATAAATCAAAAAGAATCCAAGCTGGATTATCTGACCAAGCGAATTTAAATGTTCCGTCCCAGTTTCCAACATAAACAGTTTCTCTTGGAGACTGTAAATCTTTTACGGCCACAAATCTCTTATCAACACCATTCGCTTTCAAAGGAAAATAGTTAGAAGGAACAAAAATCTTCTTGAACCTTGCGTCGTAACTTCTCGGCGGAATTTCGCTCAAACTGCGAGCGTCAAGTTTCAAGCCACAAACTGTTGAGTATGGATAAGAAAACGGTAGATTAATAATTTCGCTAATCTTATCTAAAGATATTTCTCTTCTAATTAGTGAAGAGTAAGACTCGTAAGTGGTTCGATAAACTCTTATGAAGCGATTGCGTCCAGACTGTGATGGCGGTAGCTGAATTGGCGTGGCAATATTTTCTGTACCCAAAATGAATCTACTGTATTGCTGGATAGAATTGGCATTTTCTTCGCGTCCAATATCAATGCTAACGGGAGCTTCTACTAAACCTTTTACTTGGTAAATTCTTGAAGTTGTGACAGTCTCAGTACCATCCAAGTCTTGATAGCCCGCTTCAATTTGAAAACGAATGGCTGAAGGTATGGGTGTGCCAGCTTCAATTTTTTGTTTTTGGATGGACGATGTAGTTTCACCAACCGCATTAATTCTATATTTACGTAAAAACAATTCTCTATGAGCGGTGTCTCTTAAAACGCTGACAGATAAGGAAATATAAGCTTGATCAACATTTGGATTTAATACCAAATGAGTAATTGGCACTGCGGGGTCAGCAGCATATTTAACATATTGACTATTCCAATCGCTGTAACTAAATTGGGCAGCTTTTTTATCGCCAGTATTTCGGTTGTCTTCACTTCCTTCGGGGCGATAAGCAAATTCCAATGATGATCTTAACAATGAAGCCCAAATAGATTGATTATCAAAACCTCCAGTAATACCAGTTTGAGAAGTTGAATAATTTAAGGCTACAAAAGATAAATCTCTAAACTGTAAACTATTTATTTGAGAAAGACTTTTGATAAAAATTGTGTCACTAGCTAAAAGCGAGCCTTGAGTTACTGAATTTCCCACGCCACTTGATCTATTTTCGTAAGAAACTACGCCTTTGAAACATTGAGAAGCTCGATCAAAATTAATAATAAATCTCACAAACCAAGCTTTTCCAGAATAACTTTTACCTATGACTCCCTCGAAAGTAAATGTTATGATATTAAATAACTGCTCGTAACCATCTTCCGCATCTAATTGCAAGCTTTTATTCCAAGAGTCGTAGTTAGGAGATTTGTTATCAATTGACTGAGTAATTGAAACTAATTTATATTTACTTCTATTAGTTAAGATTTGATTTACTAATTTATTAAGTTTTGCGTCATTAGTGAATAATCCAGAATGCAAACTTCTATACTGTTCATATTCTCCAGCAGTGATATATTCTTTTAAAGACCCTGAAATAACTCCAGAAGTTGATGTTGGATCATTGGGGTTATATTCCGAAATCACTTCAGTTTGTAAAGGATTGAGCAGTGTAAGGGTTGGCCTTCCTTTAGCAAATGGTCCAATTAATTTAGTGTTGTAGCTTGAATCTAAATAAGTCTTATTAAATAAGCTCAAAGGTTTTTGCAACTCGTCTCCATTTCTAACTTCAAAAGTAGCATTAGCAATATTAAATTTAGCAAAGGGTTTAATAATTTTTAAATATTTTAAATGATCAATGATAGCGCCCACGCCGCTCTCCACTATTTCGCCATCATTTTTATAAAAGAAAATATAGAATTCTCCTTTGATGACTGAATCATCAGACTCTTCAGCACTATTAAAATAAGTCAAATTAATCTTCCTAGGCGGCAACATCAATCTTTTTCTTTGAATTTCTGAAGCCTCAAGAGGTAAATAGATTTGATTAGCAATGTCGCTATCTAATTCCAACAAATCGTCAAGCGCATAAACGTAATCCGCATTAATAGCAATATTGCATGAAATTTTTAAAGCAACAAATGGATACTCGTCTTGAGTTAATTCTGGCAAAATAGGTAATAAATAATTTTGGACTTCGGCCTGAGAATTATAATTAAATTTTGCTTGTAAGAGTCTAAGCTGTTTGAAAAATGGAGAATCAGTTTGGTCAGAAATACTTGCATAAGCTGATTTTATATTCGTGATTGATTGGTAAATCGCTAAAGCAATATTTGTTCTGCCGTCAATCACTGAAAAAGAAACGCCATTTTGAGAACCAGTTAAATCGCCCAAATCACTTGACGATACTGTTAAAAATTCGCCATTTGAATAAAATTTATTTGAGAAAGCTTGCCCGATAAAGGACAAATCAATTTCCTGAACAATGTCTGATGTTGAATTATCAATTGGTTGTCTAATAGCAACGTCATTGACATAAATTCCTTCAAATAAACGAATGTCTTCCAAGTATTCTCCGTTTGGATTAACAAGACCGTCAATTGCTCCATCCGAAATCAAATCAATACTTTCAACATATTCGTAAGCTGAAATAGCTTGCAAGTCGCCTAATTTTGGCGGCTTTAAGTATGGAGGAGGTGGCGGCTTTGGGGTTTTAGGACCACCAGCACCACCCAGAACACTCAAATTTTTGCGTACAAAATGATTCATATTACTTGGTTGAGGGGTCTAAGGTGGATAATTGAGTTACGCTGGTCAATTCAGAATTAGAACCGTCAATAACAGCAGTTTGGTTGTTGGATTTTTTCGAGCTAGTATTAACAAACTCGTCTGTAAGAGTGAGTGACAATGGGAAAGTCTTGACTGAGCTTTGAATAACTAAAGAACCAACTTTGATTCTTCCATATACTAATGGCACAGGATTACCTTGTTCAATAATATTTTCTCTATTTGAGAATGCTAAAGAACGGTTAAGTGCGGTGGAAGTTCCTGTAGCTCCAGGAATCTTGGGGAATTCTACTTTACCAGCCTGAACATACGAATAAATGGCAGAACCGATAGAAATAGCAAGGGAGGCATAAAAAAATACAGTTGCCGCCACGCTTCCAAAAACTGCTGGCCCCGCGCCTAAAACACTTGGAATTATATGAACTTCTTTAACTTTAATTTTACTATCTAATAAAGAAGCTCCCTTTAACCATTTATTGTCATAAACGAAAGTGTAATGAACATTTTTTAAAGCAAGTTCTTTTAAATCTTTGCGGAATTCAGAGTAATTAGCTTCCAAAGCATTCAATATATCTTTAGGTGATTTCGCAGCAAATTTGTGAATTTTGCCATACTTCTTGCCTAGAATACCATGTAAATGAACTTGAATCATAATAAACCTTTTACCTTCTTCAGTGTATTTACATTTGATTCAATTATTTTTGGCTCATAAAGTGAAAATTTATCACATGGTATAGAGTAAACTAAAAAGGGTAAGCAAGTTGCTTCGGAATTATTCTTGTCTTGTTCTGAAAAAGACTCGTCCGAGCTAGGATGAGAATGAAACAAACAAATAATCTCATTTTCACTCTGGAATCTTAAATACTCTACTGGATCAATGCAGAAAAACAAATTGGGTTCTGGCGAGCGATTTGGCGCAAATTGAGCCACGTAAGTATTTTTATTTTTACCAACAAAAGCGCACGACTCAATATTAAAATATTTTTGAGAGTGTTCTTTTAAAAAAGCGAGAATATTTTTTAAACTCTTATCTCTGACGGAAGGATTGTCCATATTGGTATTTATCGGTTGCTGGGAAGCCTCCAAACGGCAAATATGAACCAGAAATAGAGGCGGTTAGAGCAGATGGAACTGTGTTGCTCACGGTGTAAGAGCCAGAACCAACTCCATCGCCGCTTAAACCATTATAAGTAATTGTTTGTTCTGCGAATCGCTTGCGGCAAGCTCCGATTGTTTTGGAGCAGCCGTCTTTCTCCCAAGGAGCGTCGTCCAATCCTGGGAAAGTATTTTCACTAGCAATATGAGCGGCATTGCAAATATACCATGTTCTGAACGGGTCTTTGTCAGTGGTTACATAAATTATTTGACCTGGGCTGTAGCTTTTGCCGTAAACCCATTCATTATCTGTTGTTTGGAAATTGAAATCACCACTAGGCACGTAAGTAAAATTAGAATCATCTTCTTGACAAACGGGGCGACCAAAATAATTGCATCCCAAACCCCTATACTGCCAATAACAATAGCGACCTAAAACCAAACGAGCAGGAACAGAAAAATTCTCCAAATCAAAAGGTGCAGTTAATTCAAACTCAACGACGCTTTTGTTTTCTACCAGTTTTTGTGAAATGATATAAGAGTCTTTGGAAATTTCAGCAGTTGGGTCAGAAACCCCAAACGGATTCACGCCACCCTCGAAATTAACGTCATCAATGTATTTTAAGAAAATTTTAATTCTTTCAATTTTGGCATTCTTGAAATCATTTTTGCGGCGAAGGATTTGGCTCACCGTGTAGTTTTGGTTTGAAACTCTAATCTTGGGTCGAGAAATACGATTAAAAATATTAGATTCAAAATCTTCTGCCTCTACCGCCATTGGCACATAACCCACGCCATTCAAAACAATTTGTGTTTCAATACCATTGGAGCATGGGTGGAAAGGAAAGTAAGAATCGGGTTCGTTGACCGTATCGTAGTATAAGCGGTAAAATTCCAGAATCGCCGTTGGCTCCAGATCAATCAAATCTCTAGAAATTTTATCGTTAATCGGCATGGCTATAAATAATAAAGGGTGTAACTATAAATTACACGAATTTTTGGGCGATGCTTCTGAACACCGCCAATTGTTTGAACTTTACTTTCGTTTCCGTAAGCGTTCTCAACCTCTTCCCACGAAAGCTAAGACTTTTACTGGTCAATTCTCCGAATGGGAAAACTATTTTACGAGAATGATTCAGACAAATAAAATCATTTTCGCTACAGAAGAAAACAAAATTATTGGCTTCATTGCTTTTGATTTCAATTTAAAAAGCCTTACAATCCCCGAGACTTTGCAAGAAATGATTCAATCAAAGCCACAATCTCAATATTG